ATCTGGATCACCGTTTTCTGGATAATGTTGATTAGCATTTTTAGCGTAGGTTACGCCCTAATTGCTTTCATTTTCCTCTACCTACCTACTCTGGACATTACAGAGTGGAGTAATATGCAGCGATTCGGTTTCCTGTTGCTTGTCTTACTCTGCGGAATATTTACAACAGCGGTTGTTGAAACGGAAATAGTAGAATAGCGTTTACAATGTCCGGCTACCGGACAGAAGTAAATCGCGATAGATATTAGATCGCGCCTTCGGCGCTCGGATAAATCCTAAGCGGAGGGATTATGGTACGAAGTTATCACAGATGGTTAGCCATCCAAGAGAAGAACACCCTCCGTGGTGTTCCAGGGTATAGCCCAAGCACTGACGATATCTTAGATAAGATGGAGGAGATGTTCAAAGAGCCACGGGAGCACTTGAAAGAGGTGCTTGGTGCGTGGGATGGTACACCAGAAAGCATAGGAGAACGTGGATGATTACCTTAGAACAATTCCAGAATATGGAGCGAGGAACCGTTATCTACATTTGTGCAGGTGGGAGAGCAAACAACTTAGTTGTAGATCGTTTCCACTCAGTACACGAGGTTCCTAAACGTGAAACCGATACAACCATGATTCTCACTTATGCCGGAGGTATGAGTTTTATAGGTCATCTTAATTCAGGGAATGGTGTATACCTCACTGAACAAGAAGCCAGAGAACACATGAATAAACGTGCCAAGTGGTTGCATGATCGCAGAACAGAAAACCTCAAGGCACAAATTGCAAACTTGCAACACGACCTTGATAAGCATCTTGACAGCGATCCGATTATTGATTATGTTTATCTGGATAGGACAGATGAACCAGAGCCGGAGGGATGGTGGTATGGAGATAAGAAAAGTTCGGGCGGGTGATCCTCCTGTAAATTTAGACTGTGAAGTTGAACTCATGATGGCATCTGAGTTTGGCTATCTGATGAATGACACTGATCGTTTTCTTGACTATGAAGGACAAGAAGACGATTGGCGAGATACACCTGAATACTGAGGAGGTGAGCGATGCAAGTTGCAATCGTATTTATTCTGAGTTTTGTAGTGTCTTTCCTCACAATCTGCGGCGGTAGCCTCCTGTTTCATTACGGTATTGATGGCGTGGCTGTGTTTGTAGGTAGTTTTGCCGTTGCTGCTGCAACTGCACTTATTGCGGCGAATAACTGATGGAGAGATACTTAATCGCAGCAGATCTCTTCTCAGAGGCAATTCAAGCGGGAGTATGGAGCGCCATGCAACCAGAAGATGAACTATTAAAAGTCGTAGCTGCTGACACTGCGCGAGCGTTTGAAGACTTTTTGGACGAGAACCCTGATATCCGAGAGTTAATGAACGCTTGGACTATTCAAGAGGAAGGGAAAGATGCAGATTGATATTGATCCAATGGACTTCCTCCAAGATTTAGAGGTTGAAACAATAGTTGAAACCAGGTACACTAATGATCCTGGTAGTGACCTACAGTATATCTGTGTTCGCACTAAATTATACTGGAAAGGCCAACTTATAAGCGAAAGCGAAGGAGAGGATTTTGTCAACTAAACGAGATAAGCCGCAGAATTGTTATGTTTTCGTTGATATTCAGCAGAAACAGCTTGTCATGGAAGAAGATGGCACTTATTCTTACTGGGAGAAGGAAGAAGACATTCTTCTCGCTGTGCAGCAGATTCGTGAAAAAGTACCAACCTTCAACTTTGATCGGTATGGTATTGCATACATCACCTTCACCTACACGGAGTTTGAAGAAGGTCGCGAACTGGAATATATGAATATTGATGTGAAATACCATTTCACTAATTGAGAATGGAGGTAGTATGAAAATTGGCGTTGGCGTAATCACTATGGGGCTTCGTGAGATTAATCCGAAGTTCTTTGAGAAAACTACGCACGAAACCTTTATCTACACAGATACAGAACGACTTGGCCCAGGCCACGCTCGTAACCAAGTGCTGGCGCATTTCGATGGTTATGATCACGTATTCATCTTTGATGATGACTGTTATCCAACTCGTCTGGGTTGGGAAGATTATTTCATCCAGGAAGCGCAAGCAAATGGTATTCACTACATGGCTCTGCCAGATATCTTCGGTGGTGAGTTCTTGTATGCGGAGAGTGATATCACCTACTGGTTCAGTGCTCTGGGTTGCTTCCTGTATCAAGATAAGGTTGCAATGGAAACTATTGGCGGGTATAATCTTGAATATAACCGTTATGGTTACGAAGATGCAGCACGATCACATCGTGCAATAAAGGCAGGTCTTACTGGATCTGATGCTGGTTGGGGATTCCCTATCCGTGGGTTGAGCTACATCCACTCTGAGGACGTGTTCGGTGAAAATCCTGCACCAAACATCCAAACTGCTGAAAAGCTGGCATATATTGCCAAGAATCAACCGATCTACCAGAAAGAGATTGAAGGTAAGAATCTGTTTTATCCATACAAATAAGGAGAAACCAATGAATATTCCAAATCAAGATATCCTCGAACGTGCTGTTGTTCTGCTCGCCACCTCCTGTCAGGCAGATATGGCTGTTGTGTTCAACCCAAGCCCTACCGTAGAACAGATTCAGACTGCTTTTGAAGCAAACGCAGCTTGGGAACAGTTCTTGGCTGAACACCCTGAACTGGAAGCATATATCGAAGAGATGGGACTTTGATATGCTAATCAAAGAGAATTACAAAAATTACACCAGCAGCATTAACTTCATTGATGATCTTGATAACTTTGTAGGTTATGATATGGATGGTCAGTGCTGTGAGCAGTTCGGTTGGTACATTACTCGTGAAGCTGTAGGCTATGAAGATCACGAGAATGTGCCGGAAGTTCAAGAAGCCGAACTGGTAGGTTATCGTTTTGATACCACTTTTGTTGATAACTACAACTTTGATGAAACCGTTGTGTTTCGTATGTACAGTTCAACAGGTGGTGTTGCCTACCTTCATCTCTACAATTCCCACAATGGTTATTATTCTCATGGTTGGGAGTCTTCGATGAATGGTGTTGAGGATAAGGGGTATCTATGACAAGAGATGATTACTGGGACGGCTTATCACCGCTCCGCCCAGGTTTAGTGGTCAAGTTTATGGGCGCTCCTGTGAGCGACTACTACCGTGTGCCAGCTACTGGCACATTGGTAACTCTGATTGCAGAAGATTATCAGATGGAGTACAACAAAGTGTGGATCTGCCGTTGGTACGATGAGGAAAAGCGAATCAATCTTTGCCCTCTCCTCCCTGCGACGTTCAAACGTCCAGAGGAACCACTTGATCCGCGCACACTACGTGTGGCTGATGCATACTTTGAAGAGACAGGCGAGGTTCTCAACAATCGTGCTCTTGAAAAAGCCATTGACTTCCTCCTCGAAAAACGTGAAGATGTAGTTAAACGACCAGAAGTTGAAGCATTAGAGGTGACTTTACTTAATGATGGGGATTTTGCGGAACTCGGAAATGTAATTTTCCCTGTCACACTTCGCTTATACCCAGGCGAGTATCAGAAAGAAGACAATGGAATTAACATCAAAGGGAGTATTTTGAACATGATCCCTGGTGTAAATAAACCATTCGGCTTCCGAGAATCAGACCTGTACTTCTTCTATCCACACGAAGCAACTTATTAAGGAGACAAAATGTTAACTGGAATCGTAATGTTCGTACTGGGTTATCTCACCCACAAATATAAAGACGTTATCGTTGTAGAACTGAATAAGGCTACTGCCAAGATTCAGGCTTTCCTCGACTCTAAACGTTAATATCTATTAAAGGCTGTACTTTGATAGGTACAGCCTATCATAATAAGGAGAATTGCATGTTCAACGAAACCAATTTCAAATGTATTCATTGTGGTAAGTCATTTGGCGATCACCAGGCGAAGACTTTTAACTGTCCTCGTAAAGGTCGCGGTAGTTTCAAAGGTTTCAACCCATCGCATGTATACTCACCTAACCGTGATAAGCCGGAAGAGGAAAAATTCACCATCTAAGGAGGTTGTATGTCAACAGTTGTGATTATCATTGCAGTGCTGATCATCTTTGGGGCTGCTAAGTACAGTCTGATCGCGGCTCTTATTGCAGGAATGGTTCTCGGTTTAATCTTACCGAGGCTGATGAAATGAGAGTATGGCGTGTAGCAGGGAAGGACGGTAAGGGTTTCTACTTCACAGAGGTAAAACCAGGGACTGTAATGAGTTCGGCTGTTAGTGAGATGATTGGTCGAGACATTTCTTCTATGACCGATCAACATCCTCGACCTGATGATGATGGAATACTAAATGTGCGTAAAACCGATCACTTTGCGTTTTCTTCCCTTGACCAATTACACGCTTGGTTTGACAGGGATATGTTTATCGCGAGTTGCAAGCAAGGCGCACTGCTTGAGATATGGGAAGTAGACGAACGTCATGTAAAGAAGGGACGTAAACAGGTATGCTTCCATCGGAAGAAAGCAGAGCTTGTTGAAGTGGTCAAGTTAGAAAAGTACAAACTGAGGAGGTAGTATGGAACTGGTGCAAGAAGTGTACGAAAAACTGAAAGAGCGGGATATGGTGTGGCCTGAGTACGCAGTTGTAGTCGTCAAAGATTACGATGGCGAGATTAAATTCAGCAGCATCGGTAAATATGATATTGCTCCAACAGTAAACGGTATCTACATGCGTGGAGAGCACTGCATGTTTAACAATAATATTGTTAAAGATATCCGCATTGGCTTGGGTGAATCTGAGCACCCTGAGATCGTTACTCGTTCAGAGTACGAATCTTACTACTTTACAAGGGAAAATGTATGATGAAGAATTGGCAGTATCTTCTTCTCAAGCTATCCGAGGAATGTAACGAGGTCGGTCAAATGGCCTCGAAAAACATGCACTTCGGAACAGAAGAGATGCAAGCAGGGCGTGACGAAACTAATCGAGAGCGCCTCCACCAGGAGATTAATGATCTTCTGGCTATTATTGAACTTCTAAATGAGGAAGAAGGGTTTGACTTTGTGCCAGATCCTGATAAGATAGCTTTCAAGAAAGAGAAGGTGAAGTTTTACAGAGGGTATTCACAATCTCTTGGTTTAGTGGAGAACGGCAATGAGAGCTAAGGTGTTGCGCTCCAGAAGCTATAGCTTCAAAGAAGAAGTCGTAGGTAACACTTATTCGGTGGCGGAAATAAATGAGGAACTTGGTTGTGCATGGTTGATTATCGATCATGAACATGATAGTATCCTTAAATACCCACCAGGTACTAAGTGGATTTTCGACTTACACAACATTGAAATTATTGAGGAGAAACCTATGTCAGACATGAACAAAGTTAAAGTGCAGATTTTAGATGGTAGTTACTCATTTAAAGATCAGCTTGTAGGTAAAGTGTTCGATGCTGAACGTGTGTATCGTTCAGGTGATCTGGCAGGGTACAGCGTCTTTATTCACTTCCCTCATGGTGACGGTGGTGATGAGTTTGTACCTCGCACATGGATGTTTGTTCCTCGTATGGTGAAAGAGGTGGATGCAAACACACCTTTATCTGATAACAAGCCATTGCCTGTGTTCAATTATGGCAATGTGGTGGTACTGAATCCTAAATCCAAATTTGTTGGCCTTGGCGATCACGGCTGGAATCCTGTCAACATGAAAGGGATTGTCGAAAAAGCTGGACTAACGCCAGATAACATGTATGTGTACTCTGTGCGTTGGAAGAATGGCATGATTAACCACTACGATGCGGAAGATCTGATCGCAGTTAAACCAAGTAAAAATGCACCACGCCGTCAGCGTAAAGCGCCTGAGAAGCGTAAGCAAACCATCGTGTACATTCTGTACAAAGATGGTAAAGACTATCAGATTCGTCGAGCTAAGCACGTTGTTGTGAGTGCAGAGCACCAAGCACTGCATGTTGACACAAGCAGCAAGATTGGTGGAATTGAGATTCGTAACAACACCTCTATTCCGTTCAACCTGATTGATGCTGTACGTGTATCCACACCAGATGGTGAATTCTGCTATTACTTCACCGATGGTAAGTTGACAGGTAGTGCTCGTGAATTCAATGAGCGTCTTCCGTTCAAAACGCAGACTCACTAAGGGTCAATATCAAATGTAACCCGCTTCGGCGGGTTTTTTCGTAGGAGGAAAATATGGATGGACTGTACTTATACTGCCAAGTGTGTGATAACTATGTTGGTGGATGTGATTGTGGCTGCGGTTGGAGAAACCGTTACCTCAAGGAGGAGAAGAGTGATATGGAAGATGTTTCTACGGAGGAACTAATCCAAGAGCTATCATCTCGTCTATATAACTACGAGCCGGATGAGTTCGAAGATGTGTTGGATAAACTGAGGAGTGATTATGTCAGAGATTAAAGAGGGGTGCATGGCGTTTCTGGTGGACAACCCTCACCCGTTTCCGGTAAAGGTGCATGTAAACCAGCAGATGCAAGATGGGTTATGGGAATGTGTCCTGTGTAGCGAAATTCATCACTACCAGACAGTGTTCCTTCGTGATCGGCAGATAGCCAGGATCACGCATGAAGATGAACTGGTTGTAGAACTCTATGCGAAAGGTTTAGATTGATGGGATACTGGGATGGAGTGATTACAATAGTCATCTTGCTAATGTTAATCATAGGTGTGTTCATAGATGAATAAAAATAAAGCCCTCAGAGCGTTTCTGAGGGCTTTTCTGTATGTAAGATGAACCGATGTACCAGTTACGATTAAAAACGCTTACAGAGCGTTTGAGAGCGTTTTAGGGGCGGTTAAATTCTTCTGGTGTGCAAGAGGTGAGGTAGAATATTCCAGTTGGAACGACAACAACGCTGTTAGCACCTAAATTGTTAACCAATCCAACGGTGACGTGATCAATTGCTCCGTCAATATGTTCCTTTCTAACACCTGTGCCCGTTTGTGTTTCCAGGTAGAGGTTTCCTTCCCCACGATTACTACCATCATTCCAATAGTACACATAGTGCATCATATAAAAGTCTTTCACTAATTTGTCAGTCATATTATTTCTCCAATAAGAAAGGGGCTTTCGCCCCTTGAAGTGTTAACCGTTTAAGTGGTCTTCGACCATCTTAATGAAGTGTTCATTGCTGAACGCTTCTGCGGCTCCGGCGCGATAAACAATCACGCCCCGTTCTTCGTACATCTCTGTTTCCAGATAGTTAACCCCAGGGTTCACGACAACCATTTTAGTTCCGATGTTAAGCATGGGGAAGAGTTCCCAGTTGAAGTTGATCACTTGGTTAGAGCATCCAACAACAATAACCATATCCTGAGCAGTTAGCGTGTCGAACAGTGCGTACATGTCATTATAGAGTGGTGCAGCCTCACCAAAGAACACAACGTTAGGTTTAACCCAGTAGTAATGATCTGTGTCAACAGCCGCATAACCAATATCTACCAGCCTTGGTTGCTCTCCAGGATGCATACGATATTTTATCTCTGGCAGGTAGCCGTGAACATGCAGGATGCTTTCGCGTTCCACACCAGCACGTTCCAAGAGATCATCAACGTTAGTCGTCAGGTTTAACACTCGTTCTGGGTAATCTTTAAACCACTTACCAATCTGCAAGTGAGCAGCATTGGGGTTAACAGTTTCGAGTTCAACACGGCGTTTGTTGTAGAATTCATGCGTTAGTTTGTATAAATTCTCAGATTCCCTGTCGTCTGTCTCTTTCGAGAGCGCATGAAGTGGTGGCATAGGATCATCTCGATAATGATACCCTGCATCGAAGCCGCCAATCTCACAAACTTCTTCCAGGTCATATTCGTCCCAGAGAGGACGCCCACTTGCTGTATCAGTACGGAATGTACGTACACCACTATCGGCGCTAAGTCCTGCACCAGAAATTACAATCAGTCGTCTTGGCATTCTTCCTCCTCGTTATCTTCATAATCGCCCCAATCGCTGGCATCGTAAACCTCATCCGCTTTGTGATCATCATAAATGGTCACACCGAATGCAGAATACAATCGTTTCAGATTGTCTAACGTATAGTATGCATCGAAAGCATCTGACAGACAACCTGCTTTATGCCCTAATGCCTCAAGCGAAGGATGATTATAATCATGGTTCACCAAAGCCGCTTGAGCGTAATACTCGTTATCAGCTTGCAGCATTGCATCCGGTGTCAATAGTACAGGAACAGGACGACCATGCTCTTCAAGTCGCGCGTTAATCCATTGAGCAACTTCGTGATAAGTACCGTCATCATTACTACCCAAACAACTTGCACGATCACCACTCTGGAATTCCCCTAAGTCTCCATCTACTTCAAGAACTCTGCTCCAGTATGCACCGCAAGTTTCACAATCGGAATAAGTGTCATACACTGTGATGGTGATCTCCAGTTCTGGTAAGGCCAGAGCTTCTTTAACGCAGTTTCCCTCATAGTCCAACATGTCATCAAATCCCATAAATCCTCCATACGAATAAAGCCCCAATCAAGGGGCTTAGATTAATTTCAAGCACTATACCACACTTTCGAGGTACTTGTCAAATGCTTCTTTATCTCCTGTGGCAACCCAACTGGAGAAATGTTCTTTAGGATCTGGTGTTACACCTTCCTCCCAATCCCAACGGATGTGACCACCGCCATACTGAGCACCAGGGAAGGTGAAGTTGGCTGTGTGAGTAATACGTCCAGGTCCACCTTCAAACTTAGTGAAGGTAAGATGTGGGTAGCAACGCATAACCGTTTCAATCCACCAATCAAAGCGATCTTTTGCTTCGTTAATAGAATAGGCATGGCGTTCCATTTCGTCCCAATCAAACCACACACCCTGCTCGTTCTGGAAGAAGACAAGTTCAGGTGTTTCTACCTCTTCACCCTCATATTCATCGTAGCAATAGTCCTCTGTGATTTTTCGACCATCATGAGCCGAGTGTAACCACCAACCATGTTCCAGCAAAGCCTTATAAGGAACGTAGCCCTTTTCCGCATATTGATCGAAATCTTTTACACGTCTTACCTGGCAGTATTCATCTTCTCCGCCAAGGTCTAACATCGAAGCCCCACGGCGGCGAGCAGCCAAGCCGTGAGAGTCAAAAACAATTACACTACCTTCGTAATCGTCCCGATCAACTTGATACGCCACCAGTTTCTTTGTCATTTTTCACTCCTCTGTTAGCCTGAAACACCGCGCGAGCAAACCCACGGGGTGTCAGAGATCGCAACTGTTTTGTTCGGTTGCTCTTACCACCAAGATAACGCCAGCCCCAGAAGAAACCAATGTGTTCTACAGGTTTTTTCTTAGGGAAAACGAAACCATTACCTACCCAAAGGCAGGTTTTCTTTGTGTAAGCATCCTGTACTGGCATCTTAGGGTGGTAGCTGCCCTCTTCTTTACGGAGATAACCACCAAACTCATACGGATTGAAGTAATAGTCCGGCTTACGCCAGAGTGTGGATAATTTACCCACTGGGTTCTCGATCATCCACGGCACACCATACTTATTCCCAAGAGTTTCTACGATACGGACGTTCTCCAGGGCTTCCTGAATCTCTTCGGCAGTACGTTCGTGTTGTTCACCGCTACCTGCAAGCATCGTGCAAGGCGGGAAGCCTACAATAAATGTAGGAGCGTCACCTCCGTTGTCACCCATACCTGTTGGATCAAAGGTAGAGTCAATCCAAGTATCGACGTAAGTGATCAAAGGGTGATCCACTTTAATTTCATACTCTCCGTGATCTCCACTGCTGGCATTAAAGCAATAAACTTGGTATCCAGCCTCAGCCCAGGGTAATCCCATGATACCACTACCATCAAATAAACACCATACTACTTTCGACATTAAATCTCCTCAGTTAAAGCAAACATCAACTGTCTGTGGTCATCTTCACAAAGATATACTCTCTCCGCTGTTTCCCATTTTTGGAGTGTCTTCACTCCTGGAGCCTCCATCAGGAAACGGCAGATTTGGTATTCTTCTGCTGTTATGTATCCGAGCAGAAATGCACGACCATAAAACGGCATGAAAGAATTTTCGTTAGCTTTACGGATGTGCTGATCTTTAGTCATCACCTTACGGCGTAAACCCCACCAACTTTTAACCTCTACAGTTTCCTTTTCCAAACGCTCATTAATGGGTTTGTAGAGTTCACGGACACGTTTCACCTTAATAAGTGCCATACTTAATTGATCCTTAGTAGGCGTGACGTATGTATCATTTAAATAACCCATTTATTCCCCCTCAAACGGCTTAACCAAGTGTTGATTAGCCTTGAATCGCTCAATGTAATCAGTTTCTCCCATGCTGTCGTAGAACTTCATGACAACCCCGAAGTTTTCCCAGGCGTACTCACGGAACCAACCGGAGGTGATCGACGTACAAACTTTACTGAGTGCCATGACAAAACTCTGACGAGCCGGAACCTCGAAATTAAACGGAATTTGCGAACGTTCCAGTGCCAGTACGCAGCTTTCTTCGTACACACCGAGAAGACGGATATGATTCTCCTGCTCAAAGAACTTCTCTTTGGAGGTCATCACTTCACTGTCATCTTTCATGTAAGATTTGTATGCAGGTACACCCAACACCGCCACTGCTTCATGAATAGTGTCGTGGTCGTAAACATACGGCACTTCATCACCTTTGAAGAAGTCTTTGCTCTTCACATCCAGATTTGGGTGTGAGTAATCGTAAGTCTCTTTCTCACGCAGCTTAAACACTTCTTCTAATTCCACTGGGATCTTAGCCCCAAGAGAACGCATGAAATGGATATCATTCATGGTCTTGAAGAAGTGAGGACTATTCTTCTTGTAGCGATGACTCATTTTCAGCAAATACAGAACATTCACCGGAGCTACGAAATCGCCGTTGTTCAAGAACATGCTCTGTGGGCTTGCTTTGCAGTATTCGATCAGAATATCTGTGCTATCGCCAGGTTGAGCAATATCAAACTCGATATGTGTACCATCTGTCAGTTTGACATGACCTTTATTACCAGTACGTTCCACAAGTTCAACCCCTTCTTCAATGGTGTAACGTAGAAATGCTACACTCCACTCCTTCTCTGTGCAAAGGAAATCAAGATCAAGGCAGGGACGATAAAACTTCTTAGCCTCCCGTTCCAATTGAATCTCTAAACCACGGCTACCAACCATAATCATAATGTTTCTCCTCTCTTAAATGATTCCCAGAGTTTACCAGGTTTTGATTAACGTGTCAATACTCAGGCAATAAAAACCCGCCGAAGCGGGTTAATCGTTACACTCTTAGCACATAGAGCTTGAAGAGATCCACACACCTTGAGTCAGGATACCGTTCTCATCTGCATACTCACTCGCTTCCCAACCGATGTATTCGGCATTTACATCTGTACCAACAGGGTAGTAGGTTTCACCGCTACCATATTCGCCCCAATAAGCCTGAACGCCAGCTTTATCTGCCAGTTCAGCCACTTCGTCTTTGACAGATTCCATGTAGGCTTCGGCAGCAGCGGTTTTTTCACGGATCAGATTTTCAATTTCTTTCTTGTCCACAGGTTTTCTCCTTATCTCAATACTCACGTTTTCATCAAAGGGCATAACTTCATGCCCTGCAATAAACACTTTACACTCAAATGGCTGCATTAGCAACCCAATGAAGATGGGAACCAGTGATCCCCAGTGTACTCGTTTTCGTCTTCTGGATCAAAGTAACCACCCATACCATAACACGGATGGAAACCAAAACCTTCACCTGTTTCCAGGGATAGGCGCTCTGCTTCTGCAAGAGCGGCAGTTGCCGCAGCTACAGCTTCACTTACTGTTTTAAATTCACTCATCATTTCTCCTTATTACCAGCAAATACTGCTTGAAATCCAGCCGTGTTCGTAGCCGGAATTAATGTGGGCTGAGAGAACTTGCTCTTTACCAACATAGAAATTCCCATCTTCGTACACGAAAGGTTCTTGAATACCAGATTGTTCCCAGATATTAATGAGAACTTGTTTCGTGGTATTGATGGCGTCCAGATATTCCTTTGTGACAATCAAATTGTTGTAACAAATATCGTTCACATCATCTTCGTCTAAAGGGTGCATAGTGTCCTTATTGTATGCCACGATATCATACATGTAATCACTATACTGACTCTGCACCTTTGTTGGGATACCTTCTACCAGGATGCGGGTGTCGTCGTCACCATCATAAATAACGGTAAAGACATACTCACCAGTATTCAGATCGTAGAAGTCTTTTCCGACTTCCAGATTATCAGTGTTATTATACATCCACTCTCCTTAGCAAATCATGCTACTTGAACACCAAGCATGACTGCCTTGAATATAGGCTTCACACTCGTCGCTCCCCATGTAAACACGACCTTCTGAAACAATCAGATCGGCGGTATCTACGCCCATTGCATTCAGGGTATCAACAATCACTTGGCGTTCTCGATCTTTACGCTCACGCTCTGCAACGTCGATAAGGCCATGCTCACGAACAAAATCTTTGATCGCTGCCTCGCCCTCGACAAATTCATCATGGTACATGAATTCGTACAGGATCACCTCTGGCATATCGTCCGGCATTCCGCCATACGAATCTTCAAAGGCGGCACGGTCTTCATCGTTAGACCAGATGCCGTTAGCGTATACAATACGCCCCACTTCGTCATCCCAGTTGTCTTCAAAAATTTGACCAGTTACATATTTACTCATCGCAAGGAATCTCCTCTTCTAATACTGCTTTAATTTTAAATGCTTTGCTTCCCAAGTAAGCATCACGAGGGTCAGAAAACGCGCTCTCACCGTAGAAGTCAAATTGCACAGTTGACTCACTCATCAGGAAGATTGTAATAATCTCCTTGGTTCCCTCTGGCTCCATCCCTTTCAGGTCGTTCGCTAAAGTGCAACCATAGAAGCAAAGATCACCTGCACTTCCCACTTCATCCCATCCTTGCCAGGAGGCAAGGAAGGAGTGTTCTAATCCCACATTAGCAGTCATAGGAAGAAGATCGCCATTGAACGTTCACTTCAACATTTTCACCATCTTCGAGGGTGATGTTGAAATAGTTTTGACCTAAGCCCTCAGCGCGAGCCATCACAATAGCTTCTTCCAGTTTCTGCGCGATCAGTTGTTCTGTCGTTTTCATCTCTTACCTCCAGTTGTTATTGACAATTTTCCAAGAGTTTACCAACCACCTTGATCTATGTCAACAGAAAAGTCATTTTTTATTTCTTCAATCAGGAAAGAAGTTTCCATTTGAAGAACACCATTAGCAATAAAACCATACAGCGGATAAGCCACAGTGTTAGCATACTCCGGTGTATCAGCGGGACAGAAATGTACGATGATTTTTCTTACACCCTCATCCAAGACACGGGTAATTGCGCGTAGGATCTCATTTACCATTAGAGTGGTGTAGGTCTGGATGACCGTATTTTCAAATGGGACATAACCCAGGACGTGGAGGTTAATTTCCTCAATCTCTTCTTGAGTGAGAGTCTTATCCAAAGGGTAGAATGGAACATTCATTGCCGCGCCATTGTCACTAATAGCAACAATCGTCTTGTGATAACGAAACTCAATCTTATCACTCACCACCCATGTACCTTTGTCGATGGTATCCATAACACGTTTAGTGATCATTGGTGTTAAATCGACAACCGGACTATACATCTCACTGATATTAGGGCGAGCACCGCCCCTTTGATATGCATCAAGCATTAAGTTTCTCCTTCAAGATAGGTTGAATAAATTCGAAGATCTCTCTTTTCGTTTTTCCTCGAATATTAAAGCATGGCACTCCAAATCGTTTAGCCAGGAGCCAAGCAGTGCGAGTACCGCCTTTTACATCGCCGTTTTTATCCTCGTCTGAACACGCCAGTAAGAATAGAGATGGTGCAGGGTTTTCCAGATCTCGTCCCAACACTTGGTGTACGTTTCTCTGATGTAATTTCTTAGCACCCTGAGAAAGTTTATCCCAAGCCGGATGAATCTCTTTTGCATACTGCAAAGTGAGAGCATAGTTTACGCTGTCTGGACGATCAAGGGAAATCTTTTCACCTGGAATTTCATTCCCTTCAAATTTAGGCCAAGGAATATAGATCTCCTTATTGTCAGGGAAGTCCGATAAGGACACCCCATATTCAAATGCAGAGTCCGAACCTCCGGCTTTACCTGATCGAAGTTTACACCACTGTGCCAACCATTTGGCAACAGCTACCATTACATCCCATTCTTCATCTGTGATATCACGACTTCCAACGCCCGTATAAAATAAGTCGCTCATATCTTCACCTTAACAAGTTACTGTGAAAGGTGTTCCAAAAGGCCAATCGCCTGTTTGGTATGGCGGTTGTGGATTCTTCCAGATATCCTGTACTTGTTTTTGCCACAGATCTCGTAGGGTTGTCATACCAGGATCTATATTCTCATTCGGAACATCAGTTTCAACTTTGATAATCTCTTCTGACACCAAAATTTCTTTGGCTAATTCAAGGTCATCTGTTTCAATAATCGTTTCTGTAACGATATCTCCAACAGTTCGCTTGACTGTAATTTTATACATCAATCCTCCTCAAGAGTTGAATAAAATTTAAGTTCACCATCTACATCAAAGTATGCAAAGGTGAGGTTGTTGTTGAATACACCGCCAGTATCCATATAAACACGGTTGGCGTTGATCAACGGCTCCGGTACATAAGAATGTCCATGAAAGACATAATCCACACCAAGAACTTTCGGGAGACTTAGACCTTCTTGAGCACAAGTTACCATATCGCGATCCCACATTAAACTTTCAGCAAAAGCCTGTAGGCGCTCACCTTCAAGATTAAGTTTTGGAATATCGGTAAGTGGTAAGTGTTCAAAAACAGAAGGATATCCACCATGAATGAAGCCGTATGTTTTCCCACGATGTGAGGCTGTCAACACCACAGGTAGTTCTTCTACCATTGTAGCAAGAAGAGTTACACCTTCTTCACCCATTTCGTTCCAGACAGTCCAGCCACCATTCTGATACCAGCACTGGTAGTAGTCTCTGCTACCTTCCAGCATCCCACGGATCATCATATCCTCGTGATTACCACGAATAGCATAGTGGTTTTTCTTTCTGGTGAACTCCAGCACACAACGGAAGTTCTGTTCCCCGCGATCTGTTAAATCACCAAGGGAAATCACCACATCTTCTTCACGAATACCAAGCATGTGCGCACCCTTGGTGTACAGGTCATATGAACCATGCAAATCACCAACAATGAACAACTCTTGGTCATCGCTCAGATCAATGTGTTTATATAAGATCATGTCTCCTCCTCAAAATCCATTAGAATAAATATATTCACCTTCCCTTCCAATTCCGGTGCGATATCCAGGTAGGCAAATTCGGCGTAAGCCACGTCTTCTACTCTTTCGATGTGCTCCGCTACATCTTTGTATGGCGTGTCACCCTCTACTTTGACGAGAAGAAATATTGAAGTTTGATGAGGGAGAAAATCCACAGTTTCTTGCATACGCCAGCCAAGATAACCAGGAGTTTTCTCAATGTCTGGGAAATGGCTTTCCAAGATCTCCCTACCTTTGTTGACTAAAGCACCTTCTGTTGTGATTCTCATTCCCTCCTCCTCAATAAGTTAGTGAACATGCAATACTGAACACAGGTTCAGATATTACACTGGCTACTGAAACATAATAATCATGTACTAAGAATGTCTCCACTCTACACACTGTTACACCGTTGACCACAAACTCTACACAGTGAGGTTTATCCTCACAAACGAAAGTTGTGTAAGCAACACCCATTGCATCGTAAACACTTTTGACTACGTTCGCTAAGTCTGCGGTAGATTCTTGTTCTGACACAATGTAGGCAGCAACAACTAAGTTGTTGGCATAGTTTACGCTATCTTCGATAGCGATTGATTTACACGGAAGTAGTGAGAAGTATTTACCTGGGAGAATAATACCCGCTTCCACCTGGTTCAGGATAGCCTGGGATGGCTTAACGATATAAAATAGATTCTCACTGGGATTCTCGATGTTACTACGGGCAAAGCAGCGTGAAGGACTTGCAATATCAAAGACATGATCGAAGTCTACGCAAACTGGTAAATTTGCGGGTACAAAATGTTTGCTTAATAGACCAACAGCCGTCAGGACATTGGTCGTGTTGATTTTACCTGTTGAAGCTAAACGCATAGTTGTACTCCTTAAAACTCAACTCATAACGTCTACCTCGGAGAAATCATCTTCGGACAGAGTTACAGTGGTTTTGTTGGCATTGTATAAAACGTTCCAGGTTTCCCCTTGACGTTGGATAAGTATTTCGTCAGCCTCCAGAAAATGGACAAACTCCACCATCTGACGTTTTGACGGAAAATTCTTGACGATTGTCTCCTCATGGGTAATCACACCAAACCTCCTCAGTTGATTTCTAACTTAGAACATAAGCGTTGGACAGCTTTCGCATCAAATTTGCTGCCTCGGATAGTAGTTTTACCGCTTTCGTTAAGATGCTTTGCGATTGTCATGAACGGTGTGTTCATTGAACGGAAAGCAACAAGGGAATCTTTCATGCTCATGGCAAACTCCATTGAGCGCTTTGACTCCTCTCTCTTAGAATAATCTGTACGATTGTACTTTTCATTTGCAGCACCAAGAAGTATACCTTTCTCTTTGGCAACTTTCAAACTTTTTCTCACACGGTCAGAGATAGCTCGTGCTTCTTCTTCTGCGAGAACGGCGAGGATATTAATCACCATATTCTCAGCGGAGGGCATCGTAGCAATACGAACATTCACCATTTCGAGAAGCGTTGCAACTGAGGCGGTGTTACGACCTAAACGGTCAACCTTTGCAACCACAAGTGTTGCACCAGTTGCTTTGCAGAGTTCCACGGCTTTCACCAGTTCTCTACGTTGCTTCCAGTCACCTTTACCAGAATAGTATTCAGCGAAAGTCCCGATCACGGTATAGTTCTCTTGCGAGTCCAGGAAACGTTGAATATCAACTTCCTGTGATTCAATACCGTATTGGTTGCCTTGCTGTTTCTTCTTGGAAAGACGATGGTAAAGTACGAATTTCATGACACCCTCCTATGCTGTTTCAATGAGTATGCACTAACACAAAACTAATGTCAAGTGGTTGTGATATCATCTTCTTGCATATCAGGATCTACTTCTGCGTAAACATCAGCCGATGTAAATTCTTCCCCTGTCATGCGTGTAAGAAGAACTGCCCCGATAGCCTTTGCATGGTCTTCCGACTCAGCGTAGACGTTCGTTCCAGTGTCTTCTTTCGTGTTCTCGTGAACATACACAAGATAATAGTTGTAGGCCATTAATCATCCTTATACAAAATAGAAAGGTTGGGTAAGCCCAAGCCTTTGTTTTGGATCATAGACGTACCAGGCATACGCTGTCTTGTCTGTGCCACCCGCAACAAACGATGGTCGCTCAGAGAGAATAATCAAGTTGGTTGGAGGGTTGGCTTTATGGAAATCTCGACGTTTCTTAGATTCCAGAAATCCCAAACGTAACAGGTAGATAGATACGTCTGCTTCTTGTAAGCTCTTTTGCAAGAACTCTAATGCCAGTTTGAATGGAGGGTTTGTGATTATGATATCCGGCTTGGTTTCCCAAACACTGGAAAAATAATCTTTACCTTCTTCTAACTCGCAATATTCTGAACCTTCGGGGAAGTGCTGATAAATCGCAGATGCTTCCCCTCGGCATGGCTCGGCAAAGTGCCAACCCTCTTCTCTCAAATTTTTAAAATCAATAACACTGAATAGTGCTTCGATACACTTTTGTGGTGTTGGGTAATAATCCGACTCAGGTCGGTCGTACTTGTTCGCCAAAAAGAAGTTCCTCTTTCGTTAGAGTGGGGTCTTCTGTGAACGTTCCGATGTAATACAGCAATTGCATTTCATCCATATTCACAGACACCTTATCGCTCTCGTTACGGCGTTCCTGGAGATTGTCGATAACAATATCTACCATGTTGGACATGTCGTAGAACTTGAGCAGTTGATAGTCTTGAGAGGAAATATGGTCGTTTTCAAGCATCCATTCCAGAACTCTCTCGGTAGATCCTGTTCTGTGTTTGCATTCACCGAAAACGTTCACTTCGTAGTGAATAGTACGGAACCATTTCTTTTCAGAAATGACATAACGTTTGCTGACAATAGCATCCAGTGTATTCTTTGCTCGCTTACAGATTTGCTGGTATGCATGGACGTTCTTATCCATAAATGAAGCTGGAATTTCTAACATATCTCCTCCTTAAAAGCCCCCGAAGGGGCATAGTATTAAGCGCTTAAGCCAACTTGGAGAGTGTAGTCTGTACCACAGCCCGATACACCAAGCTCGCCAGTATCGCCTTTAGGATGTTCTTCTTCCGGCGCAGCCAACAATTGTTGTGCTGCATCACCTTCTGGAGAACCAGTAAGAAGCAGATTCAGAAGCTGCTCTCTTGAGAAGTTTCGCAGATCTTCATCAGTAATGTCAACAATTTCTTCGCGTTCTTCTACGAAAGTTTCACCACCGGAGAAAGCATCACGGAGTTTTGCAACTTCCATTGCTTGTTCTGGAGTGGCTCCGGCATCAAGTGCCGCTAATGCGAAGTCTGCACCACTACCAACAGCATAGTATTCACGCTCAATTGGGAATGCTCGACGAGGATCAGCACCTTCGTGGATGAAAATTTTACCGTCTGGATGGACAACTAACGCAATGAAGTCTTCATCGTCCTTGTCAGGATCTGATTGAATCATCAACCCTGGGATAGATTCTTGTGCCGCTTGACATTGCAGATTCTGCTCAAACCAGGCGAAGAATGTGAGGATGGAGGTTAGACGACCTGCGCCACCGACCAGATAATCCCCAATCTTACGTACTTTCTTAAAGTCGTAATCGTCTACACGATTGCCTACGGTAGTTTTACCGTCGCTTAGAATCTTAGTCTTTGTTGCAATAATCGTTGTCATTATTCTTCCTCCTGCAATGTTTTAAGAACTGCTTTTCCACCGTTCACGTATTTTCTTAGGTAGTCAATTGCGCGTAACGTTTCTTTGTCCACCAGAATCTTCTCGGTACGGGTGAGCGGGTGATTGAATAAATCACTGCACTCTCGAACGAGTAGAGATTTCTTGTGGAAGATACTGCTTAGGAAAAGGAGTTTGGAATCTTCTTCATCAATATGAAGAAGTTGTGGATTTGAGGCGGCTATCTCTATTATACACTCAAACAGTCCGTCTTTACTATCAGAAAGTTCCTGGTAATAGGATAAAATCCAATCCTCATTTTTTAACCAAGATTTGAACATTCCCCACTTTTGTTTAAGTGTTAGGTTTTCAAGTAAGAGAGCGATCTCCTGTTCAATCTTGTTTACATAAATCTGCCGGAACTCATTCGGCTTTACTAAACCCGCTTGGTAACACTCGTCAATACCGCTTCTACCTATTTCAACAAATGCCATTTATCCTCCATAAAAGTGGCTTCCCTGCCTTGTTAAATTAATAAATTTCCGTGATGAACTGAGACAGACGTGAACGCTGGTTCTCATCGCTTGACAGTTCAACGTATCCGATAAAGTCGGTTACAGGTGTGTGATAGCCATCTTCATCAGCCGGAGCTACACGATCTACAAGATCTGCGAGTCCGTTTTTACGATGTTTGATAGCATAAGTTTGTTTCACGTCACCAATAACGACAACACGAGAGTTGATACCAGTACGTTCCAGAAGGAGCTTGATGGTATCGGGAGACATTAACTGAGATTCGTCAATCAGGATGATTGTGTTATCCCAGGTAGCGCCCAGTGCGTAGTTAGGAATGTTTAGTTCGATTTTACCGTTAGCAATATCTGTTTCCAGTTTGTTTGCGGTCATGAATTGCTGGAAAATTCGTTTGGTAGACTCGTAGTGCGCAGTCAGTTTTTCTGACTTGTCACCAGATAAGAAACCAATCTGATCGTCACCCACCTCAGTTGGGTTTTTCAGGAAGAGCAGTTTTCGTACATCACCTGCTTTCAGCATTTGTAACGCTTTCCACAGAGCGGTTGTTGTCTTACCAGTACCTGCACGTCCATTCACAATCGTAAGGTCATTCCAGACCATGCTATGCACAATCTCTTCCTGAGCCTCGGTTGGATAGAATTCGTCGAGACGGTAATCATCGTTCCCCACAGCTTTCGCCGCATAACGGCTTTGTCTCTGGTCATTAGCAGCCAGCTTCTGACGTGGAGACTTTGCTGGTTTATTTCCCATAGTAGCACTCCTTGAATAAGGGGCTTACGCCCCTCTGTTAGTTATAAGCATCAAGTGTTCCAGATGTAAGAACCTTGATAACTCGCTCTGCACGATTAGGCGTTTGTTTGTACCACTTACTTTTGCGTAAGTTGATACCAGCCTGAGTATAGTACGAATTGCTCACTAATGTCAAGCTATTTTGGAAAGATTCTGCTCCGGCAATCCCCATTTGGAATACCATATTGACAATTGCCATTTTACGAGTAGGACTCACCTTATCGTAAATAGGAGATAGAATCTTACTCTGTTTAACCTGCTTAATAGCCTTTTCAACGTCTTTCTTGAAGATTCTACGTGCTTCGTCTTCTGTGATAACACCATTGGTCTTACGACCTACCAGCTTATCCAGTTCAGCGATAGCAACCGCTTTATCTTTGACTTTCGTTAAGAGATGACCAATACCCACTGTCCAATACCCTTCGGTATCTGTGTAGACGGTGAGCTTTAGTCCCTCGTCAAGGCGTAGCATATCAAACTCATCTACTACTTTAGCCATGTTTTCCTTATGCGTCAACCTCGCCGTGATCCAGTTCGTCGAACATCGCGTGTTCTGGAGATGGTTCACGTTTTGGTTTCGTTTTCTTGATGTTGGACTTTAGCTCCGCTGCCAAAGCACGAGAAAAGATCTTACGTTTCTGTTTACCTTTCATATTGTTACTCCGCAATCTGAGCCATGAAATCACGTAGTTCGGTGAAACCTCCTACGTGTTTGTACTCCGCAACGTCCGACTCCTGAACCAGAATCTGGGGGAAGGTACGTGGTGGAATTCCGGTTTTCTCTACGACCACCGCTTGCATGTGATCGAGAGTGTAATCTACATCCAAGGTAAGGTAATTAAAGTCCTGACCTCGCATCTCTAAAAGCTGCTTAGCCATAGTGCAGAATTGACAGTCGGGCTTACCATAGATTACAAAATTCATTCTCTCTCCTTATTTAATAGAACTTTCAGTGATTCACTAATACCGTGGGCTACTGGTTTTGGAGTCAGAAAGCCTTTGGTTTCAAGATAGGATTTGGCAGGTCGTACTGCCTTGGAATTATACTGAGCAGCAGATACCGGATTTACTTTCACCGTCATATCTATTTCCCAGAAAATACGTGTAGCAAAGTCGTACCAGCTTAAATATTCTTTACCTGCGTAGTGAAGAATACGACCACCAACACCATACTCCAACATCGTGAAAATCATTTCAGCAAGATCTGGAGCATATGTTGGACAAGAATAATGATCGCAAACAACATCAAACTCACGTTGACCACCGTTGTAACGGCTCAACATAGTTTTAAGAAAATTGTTACCGAATTCGCTATACACGGAAGCTGTACGGATAATTAATGCCCCAGGATGAACAGCGTGAACTAATTCTTCACCGAAACGCTTGGAGTAACCGTAGACATTTAATGGATTTGTTTCAGCACCCTCAATACCAGGGAATGAACCATCAAAGACATAATCCGTCGAAATGTGAATTAAGTCAATGTAAAGTTCACCACAGATTTTCGCAATATTTGCAGCACCGTATGCATTAACACTAATTGCAGTCTGCATATCATCTTCGGCTTTATCGACGGCTGTATATGCTGCGCAGTTGATAACTGCTTCCGGCATAGTTTGTACGATTAGATCCTTCACCTGTTTGAAATCGGTAATATCACAACGTTCAGGATAAATTAAATCTACATCTTCCGGCTTCACTTTATTGAGTGCTTGGCCTAATTGACCATTACCACCCAATACTAAATATCGTTTCATCCAAAGATCTCCCGTAGGGTTTTGGCCTCTCGATCTTTCTGAGATAGAATAGGCTGATAATTTTCATCACCAAAGATTAAGTCAAATCCCCAATCGACAGCTACATCAGGATCATTCCAGAGTAAACTGCGTTCCGAGGTTGGATCGTAATATTCAGTGCATTTGTATTCGAAATCGGCTACGTCTGAGATAACGACAAAGCCATGAGCGAATCCTGGTGGAATCCAGAATTGCGTTTTGTTTTGTTCACTAAGTACAACACCTTCCCATTCTCCGAAGGTCGGACTACCTTCACGTAAGTCCACAGCCACATCAAATACCATGCCGCTTGTGCATCTCACTAATTTTCCCTGGGGATTTGTTTCTTGGTAGTGGAGTCCACGGAGGACTCCTTTCGTAGAACGGGAGTGGTTATCTTGAACAAACGTGTGTTCACCAATAAGGTTATCATATCGGGCTTGGTTGAAAGACTCAAGGAAAAATCCTCGGTCATCACCGAACACCCTCGGTGTTATTACGACAAGACCTTCAATGCTGGTTTCTCTGACGTTAATTGTGCTTTCCATCTAACCCCTCCTAATGAAAGCAGATATTGTCCATATTCTGTTTTAGCCAGGGCAGTTCCTGTCAGAATAAGTTGCTCTGCTGTAATCCACCCATTCATAAATGCAATTTCTTCAAGGCAAGCGAGTTTCATTCCTTGCTGTTTCTCAATTGTATGCACAAACTGAGATGCCTCCATTAAACTTGCATGTGTACCTGTGTCAAGCCAAGTGAAACCTCTTCCCAGTTTCCACACTTGGAGCGCACGTTCTTTAAGGTACATTTCGTTAATGTCTGTAATCTCCAATTCACCACGAGCAGAAGGTTGCACTTCTTTGGCTTTCTGAATTACAGAATTGTCGTAGAAATAAAGTCCAGTAACTGCATAATTGCTGCGAGGATTAACAGGTTTCTCTTCAATACTCACAACCTTACCTGAGTCATCGAACTCTACAACACCGAATCGTTCAGGATCGTTCACTCGATAACCAAATACTCCGGCTCCGCCATAGAATTCCACATGTTCTTTTGCACAATGCAAGAGAGTACCGAAACTTTGTCCAAAGAATAAATTATCTCCGAGGACGAGGGCTACAGAATCATCACCAATGAAATCTTCACCGATAATAAAGGCTTCTGCCAACCCTCTTGGTTGATCCTGAGTT